ACTTTCCTACTCAATGGAGTTGGACTCCAGATTGCCCAACAGAAGACACTTGTAATGGTGGTTGGGTAACTTTTGAAGTATTCGGAATTGAAGAAGGAGTGGGTTCTTCAACTTTCCCAATAGGAATTTCTGGGCCTTCGTGGGCTTATGATGGACAATTTGCAGGAGAGTTTGATAATAATAGTATAATTGATGTTGGAAATAGTCAATTATTAACAAGTGGAAATGAAACAAATACATGGATTTTTTGGGTTAATATAAATTTAATAGAAAATGGAGATATGTTCTTACATCAATATTCTACAAGTAATAATCAAAGAGCATTACAAATAAGACAATCAACAGTAGGCAATAAAATTGAAATGTTAATTTCAATGAATGGAACACAATACGATACAATATATTCATCCAATAATTTTATGAACTTAAATAAATGGGAACAATATATAATAACATTTAATTTAGGAAATATAACTTTTTATAAAGATGGAAATTATGTTAGTAATACAACAACAAGTCATATTGGAATATATAATACATCTGCAAATATGGGTATTGGACATGATGTTTTATTTTCAAATGGAAGAGGATTTCAAGGTTCAATAGATGAAGTATTAATTTACAACAGAAGTTTAAGTGCAACAGAAGTTGCAGGTTTATATGCAAACTACACACTCCTCTCAACAGGACCACAAAGAACAGGAACACCAAGCACAGATGGACTTGTTTTGGACATAAATTTTGATGACTATTCTGTGGCAGATAACTCAGGTTCTGGAAATCATGGAACAAATACTAATGTAAGTTTTAGTGAGGTAGTTAATAATGATCAAACATTAGTTGAAGGAACTGATTTCAGTTGGACAACAGCAGGAGTATTAACTTTGTTAAACATAGATAGAGAATATACAAGATTTGTATTCACAACAACTTATGATTCTGATTTTAGAAACTACTACGGCTTAGGACAGAACTGGTTTGTTACTTTCTTTGATGATTTTACTAATTGGATAACAGTAATAGTTTTAGTTACAGCAGCAGGAATAGTTTTATACATAATACTTAAAGAGTTCTCTGGACAGGAGAGTAATATATAATGGGAAGAAAAAAAGGATTACCTACTTGTATTATTCCAATAAGAGAAAAAGTTGCAATAAAGAAATTAGTAATAGAATATGCAAAACAAACTGGAATAAGTGTACAAGAAGCATATAAAAGAATGATTAAGCAAGGGAGGATTTAAAATGTTTCCACCAAATAAAAGAGGAGATTTAACAGGAATACTTTATTTTATAACTATGATTTCTGCATTTGCAATCTTCTTACTTATTGCAGGTTTCATTGCAACAGAAATTTCAACTAATGTAAAAGAAAAAATTAATTCTACAAACGACGAAGTAAATAATGCTTTTGATGCTACAACCAATACAGCAAGGAATACTCTCTCAGTTATATGGTATGTTATGTTTGGTGGATTACTATTAGGATTACTTGTAACCTCGTGGTATATTCCATCTCAACCAGTATTTGTTCCAATCTTTTTAGTGCTTCTTGTAATAGCAATTATAGTTGGAGTAGCTATGAGTAATGCTTATGAAGCATTATATGAAGTAACTAACTTTAGTTCAATCTCCACAACACAATCATCCATCTTCTTTGTAATGAGCAATCTTCCTTATGTTGCTTTAATAATTGGATTGATTGGTTTAATAGTTACATTTGCTAAACCAGGAAGTGGAGGAGGAAGTAATACAATAATGTAAAATGATATGTGCAAAATGTGGAAAAGAGATACAAGAACTAGACAACTACTTTGAAGTAAAACACATTGAAGAATTAGAACATAAAAATTCAACTTTTTATCATTATCAATGTTGGAAACATTTTCACAAAGATAAATTTGAAGATGAATTTGTAAAAAAGATGAAAGGTTTAACTCCATTAATTAAAAGATTGGTACATCCACAATGAAAAAAATACTAATGTTAATAATCTTGGGAATGTTTTGTATTAGTTTAGTAAGTGCTGGAGTAACTAAGAGTTTTGTTAAGGATGAAATAAAATCAACTGATATGACTAAGTATGGAAAAATAACTTTGAAAGAAAAAAGTTGGATTGATATATTTGGATGGTTTGAAAAAACAAAAGAATTAACTTTAAAAGATAATACAGAGATATGTAAAAATGGAAAATGTAATGCTAATTTAGAAGTTGTTTTAGAAGATGATGGAGTTCTTATTGAAGATATTAGATTTATTGGAGATAAACCAAAAAGTTATGAAATTTATGTTAATGATAAACCATACGAAATTGGAACAGAAGTTAATAAAGGAACTTACGAAGTGAATATTGAAGGTAAATTATCTATACTTCAAACAACAGATTGGCAAATAAAAGTTGGAGGATATTGGATAGATGAATGGGCTTTGTGGACAGGAGCAGATGGATTAAGAGCTTACTATGATTTTGATGAAGGAACTGGAACAAATGTAGTAAATATGTTAAATGGAAGTTATAATATGACAGCAGTTAATATGAGCTGGAGTCCAAATGGAGTTACTGGTTATTCAATAGATAGAAACCAAACATCAGATTCTGGTTTAAATGCTGGGGATTTAGATTTGCCAGGAGATTTTTCAATTCAAATGTGGGTAAAATTTTATGCTTTACCTACATCAACAGATAGTAATTTATTAAACAAAGCAGGTTTTAATTATAATCTTTATGTAGATGATGCAGATGATAGTATAAAATGTTATGATACTACTCCAAGAGATTTTAGTTATACACCTCCAGAAGATAAATGGGTTCAAATAGTTTTAGTTCATGATGATTCTGCCAATTTAATGGGATTATGGATTAATGGAACATTTATTTCCAATGTTACTTTTGGAGCTGTAGTAAGTGATGGAGATGCAACTTTCTCGTCTGTTGCAGTTACTGGAGCAGGTGGAGATTTTAATGGTAGTATGGATTTAGTTGGGGTATGGGAAAGAATATTAGACCCAGATGAAATTGATGAATTATATAATGGAGGATTAGGTTTAAGATTTGGAGGGATTTATGAAGAAGTAATTACTACTTTAAATTCTCCATCAGATAATTTAGAAACAGCAAATAGAACATTGTCATTCAATGCATCATTTTCTGTTATTGGTGGAATAAATTTAACAAATGCAACACTAAAAATTTGGGATAGTAGTAATAACCTTATTGGTTCAAATACAACAACAATAACTGGAACTTCAAATGAAACAACAAGTAGTATTTCTGAATTACCAATAGCAGATTCACATGTGTGGAATTATTATGCTTGTGGAACTAATTCAAGTGATGATACAATTTGTAGTTATGCGAGTAATAATAGAACTTTTAATATAACATACCTAACAGAAAACTCCCAAACTTATGATTCTTCTGTTACAGAAGGTTCAACAAATAATTTTACTGCAAATATTTCGTATGATAGTAGCTTTTGGAGTTTAATAACTGCTAGTTTATGGTATAATTATACAGAATATTCTGGAAGTAAACTTGGAACTGGAGATACAGTAATATTCCACAAAGCAGTTTCTGCACCTGATGTTCAAGGAACAACTAATGTTCCTTTTAATTGGAGAGTTGGTTTAACAAATGCAAGTGGAACATACTATACAAATTTAACAAATTATACACAGGCAGTTAACACAGTTAATATGAGTGTATGTGGTTCTCCTTATACAACTCCATTTATGAACTTTACATTCTATGATGAAGAAACTATGGAAAAAGTTAATGGAACAATAGATTTAACTTTCAATTATAGATCATCAACTTCCCCAACAACTTTTAATGATGTGTTTAGTTATGTTAATAATTCAGTAGATGTTCAATCACATCAATTTTGTTTTGATCCAGCAGATGAAACATTTACAGTTGATGCAATAATTAGTTATGAAGCACCAACATATACCCATAGGTTCTATAACTTTGAAGGTATTGAATTTACTAATACAACAACAGAAATAGGTTTGTATTTATTAAATGAAAGTAAATCTACATCTTTTATAATTGAAGTTATTGATAATAATTATTATCCTTTAGATGGAGCAGAAGTTTATGTTCAAAGATATTATCCTTCAACTAATTCATGGATTACATTAGAAATATTAGAAACTAATGAAGATGGAAAAACAATACAACATCTATTTACCGAAGATGTTTTATATAGATTTAAAGTTTATGAAAGTGGTACTTTATTACATACTACAACTCAATCTGTAATTGCTTGTGAAGCAACTCCATGTACTTTAACAATAGTTATTCCAGGAGAAATAGAAAACATATATACACCAACAGAAAACTTAGATACAAGTTTAACAATGGATGCAAGTTTCTTAATCTCATTTACATATTCAGATACTTCTGGAAATTTTGAATCTTCTAGATTAGAAGTTACAAGACAAGATTATGGAGTTCCTAGTATTCAACCAGTTTGCAATTCAACAAGTACAACTGCCACAGCTGTTTTAACTTGTGATTTATTTTCAGAAACAAATGGAACTTACATTGCAAAAGGTTTTATTACAAGAACTGGAGAAAGTGAAGATAATGTAGAAAGAAAAGTATTCTATAAAATTAGAGATATTATTGCAGGAGTTGGTTTAGATGGTTTACTTTGGAGTATCTTTTTCTTAATGGGAATTATAATGTTAGGAATTTATAGACCAAGTTTAGCAATAATCTTTGCAATTACAGGAGTATTCTTATTATCATTATTACAATTAATGGAAATATCTATCACTGCAATTGTAGCAATAATTGGTATTGGAGTAGTATTACTTGTGGGGGTGAGAAAACAATGAACAAAAAAGGTGGAATGGTACTTAGAGATATTATTTTCCTAGTTTTAATATTTTCTGGAATAGTTGCATTGAGTTCAATTTTTGTTACTCAAATGGGGATTACTTATGAAAATACTAATATGACTAGTGAGTTTAATCAAGATGCTCTTGGAGAAGATGCTTTATCTAATAAATCTAGTCAATGGAATGAGATTGCAATAGATATGAATAAAGGAGGATTATTAAACTTCTTTGGTGGAGTTTTTGATACTTCTAAAGCTGTAATAAGTGAAGTTTTATTAGCACCAGCAACATTTAGTAATATTATGATTTCAATATTAGAAGATTTGGGTGTTGATGAATCACTAACAGATATTTTAAGAACAATATTAACAGCATTGTTATATGTACTAATAGCATTTGCAATAATCTCAGCTTTTCTCCAAGGCGGAAAGCTCTAAACAAAATGAAAATGAATAAAAAAAATATACCATGGAACAAGGGATTGAAAGGAGTACAAGTTAGTTATAGAAAAGGTAAAACTTGGAAAGATATATGGGGAGAAGAAAAAGCAAATAAAATGAAAATGAATTTAAGACATAAGAAATGGAAAGGTGTTCCACAATTAAATAAAGAAGGTTATTTAAGAATCAGGGATAGAAATACTGGAAAAGAAGTTTTATACCACCATCATATTTGGAGAAATTATCATAAAAAAGAAATACCAAAAGGATATTTAATACATCATATTGATAAAAATATATTAAATAATAATATAAATAACTTACAACTTATGAGTTTTAAAGAACATACAAGAATGCATCATACTGGTTTAAAACATTCAAAAAAATCTAAAGAAAAAATGTCAATAAGTCAAAGAATAAGAAGAAGTGGAGGAAAGCTCTAATGACATTCAGTAGTCCAGGAAATGTAACTAGCAGTGTTGGAATGTTCCAATGGGTTAATAGTGTAACTTCTAATTGGTTCTTTCCAGGAGCATTAGTTTCTGTATTTATAATTGCAATTATAAGTATGTTAAACAATCCTGGAAATAGTACATCTAAATCTTTTGCAGCATCTTCATTTATAACTATGATACTAGCAGTATTTGCTAGAACCTTAGATTTAGTTTCTACTGGTTTCATGAGCATATTTATTATCTTCACAGCAGCAGGTGCAATATGGATGCACTTTGAAAATGTTGGGGGTTAAATTTATATAATGGTAAAACAAAAAAATATTATGAAAGGGATGATTTTTTTAGTGGTGGGTTTATTTCTAATCTCTTTAACCTCTGCATCACTTGGAACTTTTAAAGAAAATACAGAAGTAGATTTAATTCAAACTTGTAATAATTGTACTTACTGTAATTTAACTTCTATAAAATATCCTAATGGAAGTAATATGTTTAGTAATGTTGAAATGACTCAAGATAATACTTATTTTAATTATACTTTAAATGAATCTTATACGAATACATTAGGAACACACAAATATTGCTATGATTGTGGAAATGATGCTGAGAAAGCAACAGGTTGTATTAACTTTGATATAACCCTCTCAGGTAATCCAACTCCAGAAGGTGTTTCTTATCTTCTTATAGGCATTGTGGTGATAGTTTTTGGTATTGCCTGTGTATTTCTATATCTAACTTCACAAATGAATGAACCAGGTTTTAAAGTATTCTTTATGATACTTGCATTTGTATTTCTAATTGGATCATTAGCAATACTTTCAATAATGGCAACAGATAGTAACTTAACTTCTGGAATAAATACATCAATTTCTATAATGTTGTTTTCATTTGGTTTAGTATTCTTTGTATTCTTTGTATACATAATGATTAATCAAACTAGAAATGTACTTGCTATGATGCAAGAGAAAAAAGGTTATGAGGTGTATTAATGGCTGGAACAACAATTTTAATAAGAGTTAAAAAAGATTTTTTTAATGATATTTTTCTTAAACTTAGAAAAATTATGGCTGAACAGAATATGATTGATGAAGAACAAATAAGTTTCCCACAAATTTCTACTGAATTAAGAAGAAGAATTCTTAATCAAGGCGGAATAAAAGAAAAGTAATTACTTGTTACATTTAGTTACACCTACTTATAAAGTATTTTATGTATTTAAACTATATGTTTAATATAATTGAAAGGAGGTTAAACTTTAATGAGATCTTTAATGAAAGATAAACGAGGTATGTCTTTAGGAGATATGTACCCAGCAGTATTAACTATTGTATTGATAGGTATTGTTTTAGGTATTGGACTTTATGTTCTAGCTGAAACAGAAGAACAAATTGACAATAATGCTGCAGGAACTGCTATTAACACAACAATTTCTGGCTTAGGAGATTTTGCAGGTTGGATTGCTGTAATAGTTGTTGTAATTGCTGCTGCAATAGTTCTAGGAATTGTACTTCGTAGCTTCGGTCAAGGCGGAAGAGGAGTTTAGTTACCTAAATGGAACTCAATGATTTATACCCTGCTGTTCTAACAATCGTTTTGATAGGATTAGTATTAGGAATTGGATTGTATGTAATGTCAGAAGTAAGAGAAGAAATTGCTACTGAATATACTGGTTCAGATACTGCAGTTAATATAACTGCTACATCCCCAGCAAATACTACAACACTTACTGATTCAACATCAGATGATTACTATCTTAAAAGTATAGACTCTGTAGTATATGAAAATGGTTCATCAACAACAATACCATCTTCTAATTATTCATTCACATCTACAGGAATAATTACTTGGGCAGATGAATTAGTTGCAGTTACTGATAACAGAGTAAATATTACTACAACATATATCTATGATGTAGCAAATAGTCCTGAAGAAGCAGTAAATGATTCTTTAGAAGGATTAGATGATTTTGCTAGTTGGATTGCTGTAATAGTTGTAGTATTAGCAGCAGCAATAGTATTAGGTATTGTACTTCGTAGCTTTGGGCAAGGAAGAGCAGCATAAATAAATTTATTTTTTTTATTTTTTTTATTTTATTGAAAGAGAAGGAGAAAAAACATGGGAATTGGAAATTTTATAAAAGAAAAAGCAAAAAAATTGAAAGAGAATATCCAAGAAAGTATAGAATTTAATAAAAAATTAAAAGAGGAAGAGGAAAAAGCATTTAGAAAAGCTAGATTAGAAAATCTTGAAGAATTGGAAAGAGAAAAAGAAAAAGAAAGAAGAAAAGCACACTTAAAGAAATACAAAATGGAATTAAAAAAGCAAATTGAACCAAAAAAAGAAGAAAGAAATGATTTTGTTTCTAACTTTCAACCAAGTTCTGAATTTGCACCTACAATGAATTTTGATTTTCCACTGAAAGGAGGTAATATATAGAAATGGCAGTACACAATTCTCAAACATTAGCTAATGCCAAAAAGATGGCATCATACTTTAGGAAGAAAGGTTATAATTGTACTATATTTAAGAAAGGTAAGGGATATGGTATTAGTGTAACAAGAGGTAAGAAATAGAAAGTTAAATAAATACTTCTTTCTTATATTTTTAAATGGAATTCCCTAAAAAAATTGGTGTATTTTTAATTCTATTAATGATTGTTCCAGTTGTGGCTTCAATTGAAGTTGGAATTTCTGATGGTGAACCCCAAATTGGAATAGATCTTATTCCTGAAACTCCAACAAATTATTCTGCAGTTAATGTAAACAACTCAGAATATCTACAAGGATACACTCCAACAACTTTAAAGGATTGGATACAAGGATTATTTGATTCTATTTATTGCAAACTAACAGGTTGCACAATGGAAGGAAATATTGATATGAACAAAAACAACATAACTAATGTTGCAGATTTATATTTTGATACAACTAATTGTGTAACAGATGGAATGAGTGAAGGTAGAGTTTGTTGGGACAATGATAAAAAAACATTAAGTATTGATTCTGGTTTAGGAACTGTTCTTCAAGTTGGGCAAGAACAAACAAGGGCAGTAAAAAATAAAGCAGGACAAACAATTTATGCAGGACAAATTACTTATATTTCTGGAAGTTCTGGAGAATTAGAAACAGTAATGTTAGCAGATTCAAGTAATGATACAAAGATGCACAATTTAGCAATGGTTACACAACCAAGTTGTAATAATAATGCTTTATGTCAAGTAACAACTGTTGGATTAGTTCATGATATTGATACAAGCATGTGGATAGAAGGTGACCATTTATATCTTTCAGCAGATGGTTCTGGAAATGCAACAACTACTCAACCAAACTTCCCAAATTATAATATTCATTTGGGTGTTGTAACAAGAAGTCATGCAAATACTGGTATGGTTGCTTTTTATCCAGAAATAGATTGGGGAGATGGAACTACAATTCATTCTTTAGGAATTTTAACAAATTTAACTGTCAATGGTTGGATTAATGGAAAATTCAACTGGACATCTGGAGATGATTGGAATAGTTTTGATGGTTCAACATTATTATTTAATGATTCAAAACTTGCAACAACTTTCTACAATGCAACACAAGCAAGTGCAATTAGAGGAACAATAGATGGGGGAACTCTTGAAGATACTCAACACCCAGATGGAGATTATGATGGAGTTACTTTTAATTTTTCAGAAGAAGCAGGTGCAGTTGGTTTAGATTTAAGAGTTAATTTTACAAGTGTTGATGGTTTTAACAAAGGATATATCAGATATAAAACAAGTTCTCTTTCAGGAGATTATCCAGAAATTCAATTATGGAATTATGATGAAAGTGAATGGGAAGGTGGCTATGGTTATTTGTCTGAAACAGAGAATTTCTTACAATATACAAATGATGTTTTAGATAGTTCAGAACATCTACAAGGGGGGATTATTCAAATGAGATTATATAAAGAAGGAAATGGAAATACAAACAATCATTACTATGTTGATATGTTAGCGGTTGTTGATGGGTATGCAACACCAAGTGGTAATGTAGATTTAACTCCTTATTGGAGATATGATGATAATGATGAAAGTAGAAACTTTTTAACAGATGGGAATGTGACAGCAGACACTTATTTTGGAGATGGTTCTGAATTAATAGGAAATATGTCTTTTGATAAAACAAATATTGCCTATACAAATAAATCAAATATTTTTACAAAAGAACAAGTTTTTAATGATAATTTTACAGGAAATTGGAGTGGATTGCCTTTTAGTTGGGTTTCTATAATTCAAAAAGATATGTATGGAGCTATTAAAATGCCTGTAATAGAAGGACATTCAAGTTTAGGTGCTACAAGAACTTCTGTAGGATTAAGAGATGGAATTTATGTTTTTGCTACAACAGGAATAAATCCTTCAATTATTTTAGCAAAAGATGATTTATTAGATTCAGCAGAAATAAGATATGATTTAACTTCAAGCCAATTAAATTTTACTTTAGCAGATAAATACAATTTTGATGATAGTATGAGTATAAATGGAAATTTAACTTTAGATAATGATGGATTGTTTATTGGAAGTTCTACTAGAATTTATAATGATGGAACAGATACAATTATCAATACAACTTCTGGAAGTTTATTTATTTATAATGATTCAGGTTGGGGAAATATTGAATATGGAAGTGCAGTAGAACACACTTATATAACACAAAAGACAAATAAAGAAGCATATGAATTAGTTGAATATGCAGAAGAAAATGGTGGAAATGATGGTAATTATTCAGCTTGGGAAGAATGTTATTCTACAAAAAATATAAAAGATTATTCAAGACCAGAGATTGAATATTATGAAAAAGAAGTATGTGAAATAGATATTATTATTGGAGGAGAACATATAAAAGAAAATTGTGAAAATAAGATTTTTGAAAATATAACTTATCCATATACAAAAGTTTCAGAAGGAATAAATGTTGGTTGTAAAAGTGTAATGATTCAAAAAGCATACGAATATTCTGAAAGAAATATAAAACATTTAGAAAATATAACTCAATTTGAAAATTCTGTTTTAGCAGAACATTACATAACAAATACAACAAAAGAACCAGAAACATTAAATAAATTAGAAATTTTTTATGATGCTTTATCTACAAAAACATATTCACAAATGAAAGATATGATATTAACTTTAGATGGAAAGTTAAGTGATAATATTTTGTTTGATTATGAAAAGTCAGATTATGGAAGTTATAATTTAGAAGCTATTGGACATACAAATAGAGCAATGAATGTTTTAATGTTATGGAAGATTTCAAAATTAGAAGATAGACAACAACAACAATTAGATTGTTGGGATTTATCAACTCAATCAGAAATAGTAAATTGTATGAAGAATATAGATTAAAATGGAATTAAAATCTTGGCAAATACAAATGATAATTCAAATGAAGAATCATGGATATAACATTTATGAAATAGAAGAAAAAACAGGTGTTCCTTTAAAGGAAATAAAACAAATACTTAAACTTTAAAAAGTTTAAATCACTTTCAATTTAGGGTGATGCATTACTCTACCCATAATGGAGTTCCCACATCACCCCTATAACTTCATGTTCCCTTAATCACCATCGAGGGAAAGGTGTTTTCATACACCCTCTTTTGCCATCCAAGGATTGCCACTATTCTTTCTACTCTCATGGGTAGTGGTTGGGTTTAATACCCCGTAAAATCCTTGGGTGTTTTTTGTTACTACAATAAAGTTTACAAGAAATTATATAAACTAATTATTCTTAAACATCTCATGGACGGATGGAAGTATTGGGAAGGCAAGAAGGTATTTATTATTTCTAAAAATAGTTCACACCCTTATACTGGGGAAGTTATTGAAGTTGATGATTCTAAAGAACCATTAATTTGGATTACTATTATTGATAAATATGGATCAAGAGTTCAATTAGTTCATTCTGAAATATTAACAATTAAGGAGGATGCTAAAAGATGATTGGAGCATTTCATAAAGAAACTAAAAAGTATGTAACATCCTATATGATTCTTAAAGATATAGAATGGATTGGTAGGGAGAAAGAAAAATTTTATTCCCCAACACATGAGATAATAAATTGGGAAGAATTAGGTGATGAAAAAGAAATACCAGTTATATTTGTTAAAGAATCTATTGATGGAAAAAGACCACATTGGAGAATCCATCATGATAAAGCTAAATCCTCTTCAATAAATGAATCACCAGAGCATAAAGAAATAAAAGAAACAATCTATTATGATTTAGTTTTAAATAATTCTAAATTAAAAATTGGAAATAATTTATATTCAATAGATGAATTGAGTGTAAAAAATATCTCTATTGAAGGAAGAATATGTGAAAAGAAAGATTCAAAAATAGCAGATGTATTAATTGAATTTAAAGAATACAATCCTATGATTGGCAATGGAATTGCTATTGAAATTCAATTATCAAGACAGACAGAATTATTTGGGTTAAAAAGAAGTTATGATAGATCAGTTTATGGATATTCATGTGCATGGATTGATAAAAAGATATTTTATGAAGATTATTTAATAAAAAAGGTAATTGAAGTTGATCCTTATTTTGAATGTATTGAAAAATATAAAGAAGAAGTAAAAGATACAAATATCGAATTAGTAAATAATATTGGTTTTTCTATAAATGAAAAAATAAAAGAAATGTTCCAAATAAAAAATCAGATAGATTTACAAATTAAATTATTAAAAAATACTAAAGAAGAATTATCTAATGAACTAATTAATTTATTTGATAAGGTTAAAGGAGAATTTAAAGATGAATATTTTGAAGAATTAAAAAATTCTATATTACCAGAAATAAATAATCAAAAAGAAAAAATATTAAAAGAATCAAAAGAGCAAGTAAATAAAATAATCAATGAAAAATTGGATTCTGAAAAAATAAAGGAAGAACTTATTATATCAGGAAATTCAATGGTTGAAGATTTATCTATTGAATTAATAAATAATTTAAAACAAGATATAGAATATGAATTTAAAAATACTTATAAAGAAAAAATTGATGAATTAGTTAAAGAAATAAAAAAAGATGAAAATTTTCAGAATATAGAAGAACTTAGAAAAAAATTAGAAAAACAACTATTTGAATCTTGGAGATCTAATCATTTAAAATTTGAATCATATTCTAATATGGTAAATGATTTTTTTACTGAAGATTTAGATAAATGTGCTTATTGGAATAAAACATTAAATGATGCTATTACCAATCCTAAACATATACTTAGAGAAAATTATAAACTTGAGGATTTGAAAATTATGAGAACTAAGGCAGAAATATTATTGAATGATAAAAAAATAATATCTAAATCAAGAAAGGAGGATTTTAAAAAAGAGAATGGTGAAACACAAACAAATATATGTTAATGAAGAAGATATTAAAAAATTAAAAGAAAAATTTCCATCTTCATTTACTAATTTAAAAAAAGAAATAATTAATTGGGAAAAGAGATTTAATGATAATGTTGATTTTGCAGAAATTGCTGGATATAAATTTTTTTCAAATATAATAAAACAAGAAATATTTTTTGATTATCCTAATAAAAAAAATATTCAAAAATATGTTGATTTTTCAAAAATTAATAAAACATATTTAGATATACTTCAAAATAAAAATATATTTAATAATATTACTGAAAAAGAATTAGATAAAAAAATAGTAAGAGAATATGGTGCAAGAAAAACTATATTTTTATGTGCAAATGGGAGGTTAGTTAAAAATTCTCAAATAGCTTCATATAATTTATTAATTAATGATGAAGCAGGTACTGGAAAAGATTATGTTACAAGTAAAACTTTAGAAATATTGCCTGAAGAAATATATATTAAAAAAACAAGAATATCTCCATCTGTTTTTACTTATTGGCATAACTCACAATTTGAACCAGATTGGACATGGGATGGTAAAGTTTTTTACACAGAAGATATATCTGAAAATATATTAAACTCTGAAGTTTTCAAAGTTATGTGTTCATCAGGAAGTTCTGCAACAATTGTAATTAAACAAAGAGCTATTGAAATTGATATTAAAGGTAAACCTGTTATGATCACAACAACTGCAAATTCGATTCCTAGTGCAGAATTAACAAGAAGATTTGAAATTGTGGGTTTAAATGAAAGTATTGATCAAACTAAAGAAATTATGAAAAGACATTGTGAATATGCCATTGAAGGAATCTCCCCAGAATATAATATTGATTACACTAAGGCAATTTGTTTCTTAAAAAGGGTTAATGTTAAAATTCCTTTTGCAAAAAAATTATATTTATTGTTCCCTCATGAAAGTATTATAATGAGAACTAAATTTCCAAGATTTTTAGATTTTATCAAAGCTTCTGCATCATTTCATCAATTTCAAAGAGATTGGGAAGATAATGAAACTATTATTGCTAATGATCAAGATTATGAAATTGCTTGTGAAGTTATGAAAAATATTTCTTCAAATAGATATTTAGTTACTTTAACTAAAAGACAAAAAAGAATAATGGATTTCTTTGAAAAATCAACTTCTTTAAATGATAGTTTTTGTGAAGGAGCATCTAAAATAAGGCAAATGATGGGAAATTTTATTAGTTTAACAAGTATGTGTACTAATTTAAATCAACTTTCTTCTTATGGTTTACTTAGTACTCATCTTGAAGAAACAGATAGAGGTAAAGAAGTAGAGAAATTTTTTTTAAATAATAATGTTAAAAATGGAACTCATACAATTATTTTTCCAAAATTTGAAGATTTAATTAAACTAAATGGAGGCTCAACTAAACCAACTAAACCAGTTAAAGCTACTAAATCTATTTCATTAAGTTAATTAATCTCGCATGCAGGATTGCTTAAGTAGCACTAACTGAATAGCACAATAGAGGTTTAACTGGTTTAACTGAGATTTTATTTTTTAAAGCTTTCGGTAAAAATGACAAAATGTACAAAATGCAAACAAAAAATTGAAGGAAAAACCTGCTATTGGAAAACAAAAGTAGTATGTTCTGATTGTTTTTACAAATTAAAGGACAAACCTACTAAAAAATTCCAAAATATAGCTGAAATAAGGAAACACTACCTAAAATGGCTAAAGTCTCCTGAGATCAAGCGAAAACACAAATTTGAGCTATTACAGAAATCACTTGGAGGTAAAGAGTAATGGATAGCAACTTACCAATTAAAGTAGTTTGTATAATTTTACTGATCATTGTTGCATCAATGTTGATATATAGCGTAATAAAATGAAAATAAACAAAACAATAAAATATTTAGTAACTACAACAGATGGAAATGTAGTAGGTAAATTTAGATTGAAATGCTCTGCAACAAGTTTTGTTAAATCAAATGGTAAAAGGTACTTAACTAAATTAGAAATAAAAGAGAAATGAAAACATATTATTGTGCATGTTGTAATAATGAGATATTTACATTTGATAATGTTTTAGTTGTTTGTAAATGTGGAAATCAAATGATTAAACAAAAAAATGGAAGATCTGTTAAAAAGAATATTATTCCAAAGGAAATAAAGGTTAAGAAAAAATGAATAAATTACAAAGTTTATCGAAGATATTCACTGGAAATAAAGGGGTACTTAAAAAAATCCAAAACGAAACATTTAAATACTTTAATATATTAATTAAAATATGAAAAACAAAATAAAAAACTTCGCGAGGAAACTTAGTTTCCTTATGTTCTGTAAAAAGAACGAACACACTTTATTAAAAAGAGGGATTGGTTTATACTAATCCTCTCCTTATTTTTTTACAATGGAAAACACAACAATAACCGTAAGCAAAGATGTAAGGAAAGATCTTATGTTATTTAAAATACAATCAGATGCTAAGAATTTAAATGATGTATTAAAAATAGTAATTAAAAAACTAAAAGAGGAGATGGGAGATGAAAAGAAAGTGTGATTACTGCACAAATGAATTAGAAGATCACAATTCAACAATGTGCGATAAATGCATAGGTTCATTTTCAAGGATAGCAAACAAAATGAAATTCAATAAAACAAATACTCATCCCTTAAGGGAAGATAAAGAATTAAATGGAGGTAAGCACAAATGAGTTACAACTATACAGAAGAACAAAAAAAACTTGAAGCATACAAACCAATAGAAGGTTCTCTATTTTGGAAACCTACAGCTGGTAAATACAAAGTTAAAGCTATGACAGAACTCGAAGAAGCTGAACCGTACGAAGATAAACCACAGGTTAAGATTGTTCTTAACATTAATGGTGAAGATAAGATTTGGACTTTCGGTCACGGAAAGACACCTGCTTCAGTATATGGACAATTTGTTAGAATGGCAACTGAAAACAATAATACCTTAATTGGTAAAGAGTTTACAGTAGTTGTTATTAACGATGGAACAAAGAACAGTTATACATTAGTTTAAATTATTACACATACCACATTCCAGGAAGTTTGATTTCCACCTTCTTCCTGGATTTATATTAAAATGAAACAAAAAGAATACAGAAAAAAAATTGAAGAACTAACTAAAAAGTATTTTGATGAAGCTGGTTTCGCAGCACAAAGATATGTAAATGCTTTAAGTGAATTAAATTGGAAATACTATGTAGAGGAAAATGTAGGAGAGGAGTTAAAATGAAACCAACAGAACAAGCAAAGAAATTAATGAATGGATGTGGAGAGATAGAAATCCAAAGATATTCAAAGGAAATAGGTTTTGTAGACGAGGAATGTAATAAATTAGAATTATGTCCATCTTGCAAAAAAGCAATTAAAGAACTAAAGATTGCATTTGAAAATGAGTTGGAGAAATGGGAAGAGATATGGAATAGAAATTTATTAGAAAAACCTAAAAAAGAATACAATGAGGGACAAATGGAATTTATTAAAAAACAAATAGAAGAATTAAAACAAGCAATTAAAATATTGGAGAATGGGAAATGAAAAAACTACCAAAAAACTTAGACAACCTTGTATCTAAAATTCACAAAAGTATGTGGGAAATAGGAGAAATAAAACCAATCAAACTAAAAGTTTATGACATAGTTGTAAACATTGCAGAGAAAAGAGGTTACGAAGTTTCACAACACCGAGAATATGTTGATACTTACAAATTTATTTTGAAGGAGGAAAAGAAATGAAAATAGAATATAAAATAATAATTGGAATATTAATTGTATTAGGTTTAATTAGTATTTTTGTAACTCCTGCTTTTAAAGAAGAACCTAAATGGAAAACAAATGGAACAATATATAATATAACTTATTATGATACTGGAGAAAGAAGTGTTATTTGGGATTATACTTATGACGATAAAGAATGGAAATATTTTAAAATTCTTAATGCAAATTGTAAAGAAGTAATTTGTCCTTGTGCTAAAGATGGATGTCTTGCTTATTGTATGGAATGTGAGGAATTATTGGAGGAAAGGAAATGAAAGAAATATATGAAAAAGAATTTATATTAAATTGTGAAAATCAATTTCCAAATGAAAGTGGATGTTTTGGTTATGAAATAGATGGATATATTTTTAGAAGATTAATAATTAAATTTTCAAAGGAATTATTAAATTCACAAATACCTCCGAAAACAAATGAGGTGAAAAAATGAATAAGAAATTTAAATGTTGTTTTACAGATTGTTCATATAAATCTGATAGTTTACTTCAAGTTTTAGAACATATGAAAAAAATACATAAATTAGAATGGACACAAATGCCACCAATTGTGCAGGAGAAATGTAAATGATAAATAAAATACAAAAAAAAATTCCTTATTTTGTAATTTTTTTTGTTGGATATATTATAATGAAAACTTTTTGGAAAACTGATTTAGGGGTTTATAATGAATGGAAAGTTTTGATGGAAATATTTATAGGAATAAGTTTATTATGTGTAATAATAGGTATTTATTTAGCAAATAAAAATAGGGAAATGGTGGAGGAATGTGAATGAAAATACAAAACACTTAAAATGAAACAAAAACAAAAGCCACCAATAGTGAATGGAGGGAAAGATGGGGATAAATGAATTATTAATCATTGGAATTGCTTTTTGCATAATTCAGATTATAAATATTAAATGGATAGAATCACAATTCACTTAAAAAATGATGAAAGAAGAAGAACATGGAATAGAACCAGAGAATAGAACTATTTGTGAATACACTGGAGGAAATCATCAATGGATATGGGATGAAGAAAAAGAATCTTATTTTTGTGATGAATGTGGAGTATTAAAAGATAATCAGGAGGATGTATAAAACACTTAAAAAATGACAAATATAATAAGTTTTAAATCAACAAGAGAAAATTTTAATAAAGAACTTCATGGAATTAAATGTAATACTCTTAGAGAAATGGATAGTGATGATAAGAGATTTAAAAGTATTATTGAAATGGAAATTTCAAAGAATTATGGAGTTATTGAAATAACTTGTGATAATTCTTCATTCAAAAGAAGAATAAAAGATATTACTTTTTTTAAGAAGTTTGTAATAATCTCTTGGGATAATCCAGATGTTATGAAGAAAATTAATGAAATTATTGATAAGGAAATAAAAATAAATAATAAGTTTTATTTTGATATGCATGACCAAGGAAAGAAATATGCAGAAGATATATTTTATAGTAAAGTTAAGATGTTAGAAGGAATAAAACATTCATTAAACCCTACTAGTGTGAATAGGAGTAAAGAATGAATGCAACAATATTAGAAGCATTTTGGTTTATATGTATTGGTAGTTTAATTGGTTTTTTATTAGCATATATTATTTGGATGGATTGGTATATTAGAAATGGATATAATACTTTGAAATTAAATAAAACACTTAAAAAATGAAAATACTTAATTTATATGCAGGAATTGGAGGAAATAGAAAACTATGGGGAGATGAACATGAAGTAACTGCTGTTGAAATTAATCCAGAGATTGCTAAAATATATCAAGATTTCTTTCCAAAAGATAAAGTAATTGTTGCAGATGCACATGAATATCTTTTAGAACATTTCCAAGAATTTGATTTTATTTGGAGTTCACCACCTTGTCCAAGTCATTCAGTATTATGTTTCTGCCAAAAGAAGAAGAAGTTTCCAGATATGAAACTTTATGAAGAAATAATATTTTTGAAAGCATGGTTTAAAGGAAAATGGGTAGTAGAGAATGTTAAACCATATTATGAACCATTATTAAAACCACAGAAGGTTGGAAGACATTGTGTTTGGAGTAATTTTGAAATAACAGATATTGATGTTGATTATCAAATAGGAACTTTCAATAGATTAGCTTCTAAAGAAGCATTAGAAAAAGCAAGAATTAGAAGGGCACAAATACCAGACCTAATTGATTTTCATGGATTAAAAGATTTTAAATTAAAAAATAAAAGACAGGTTTTAAGAAATTGTGTTTATCCTAAAGTGGGATTACACATATTAAATTGTTCACAATTCCCCTAAAAAATGAATAAAAAAAATAAAAAAAGAGATGATGGCAAATAGTAAAGAGTGTGTAATTAAGATTTGTGAAAGATGTGGAGGAAAGACAAGAGGAGTATGGAGGTATAGGAATTTTTTTTATTGTTATAATTGCTACAAAAAAAGATTAAAAGAAAAACATTATAAAATGTTAAATTCACAAAATAAATAGAAAATGAAAATAGCAATATATGCCAGAGTTTCAACAGAAGATCAACACGCAGATAAACAAGTTGATATTTGTAAAGAAGAATGTAAAAGAAAGAATTTAGAAGTTTACAAAGTTTATCAAGATGTTATCTCTGGAACAACATCTTCAAGACCACAATTTAACAAACTATTAGAAGATATGAGAGCAAGGAAATTTGGAACAATCATGGTAACGAAGTTAGATAGAATGGGAAGATCATTAAAGCATCTTTTAACTTTATTTGATGAGTTTCAAGCTAAAGGGATAGATTTTATTGCAGTTACACAAAACATAAATACTTCTACTGCAACAGGAAGATTACAAATGCAAATCATGGGAGCTTTTGCAGAATTTGAAAGAAACATAATATCTGAAAGAACAAAGGAAGGATTAAAGAAAAAGAAAGCAGGTAAGAGAGGAAAGGATAAAAAACCAAGAAAAAGAAGGGGGGTACTAAAAAGTCCTAAAATCTACTATTAGATTGATTAAGTTAAAAACGGACGTTTTTACCGAAACATTTAAATAGTTTAATATTATCATAATAATACAATGAAAAACAAATGTAAAAAATGTGGACATGAATGGATTGCAAGAGTTGAAGATCCTATTCAATGCCCTAAGTGTAAACAATATGATTGGAAAGAAAAGAAAAAGGAGATTAAGAAAGATGTCTTTTAATAAATACCAATTTTTAGTATTATTTTTTGGATTTTTAATATTATCTTCTTTTTTAATTGTATTTTTAGGTTTTGAAGAAGGAGAAGTCATAAAAGTTCCATGTGTAGATGGAATGAATAGAGTTAATCTTGAAGGAATAATGTGTCAAGATACAACTTCTAGTTGGTATGGAGTAAATTCAAATTGGTCATTAATAATGATTCCAGTTATTTTTCTATTATTTTTTGGATTATTTTATGTTCTAGAGAGGATGAAAGGATGAAAAAAGAAACACAAAAACAGGATAGAGCTATAATTAAAACAATTCTTATTATAATGGTTATTATAGCATGTACTTTATTAGTAATTGTAACTATAAATCAATTACAAGAAACTAAGAAGAATATGGAAATCTGTAAATCATTAGGATATGATGGTGTAAAATTTGTTAGTAAATATAATAATGAAGTTGAATGTTCTAATTTTAGTCCATTAGAAAAAGCTAGGAGGGATAGAGGATGAAAACACAAAAACAGGATAGAATGAATGAAGATGAGAAATTTGATTGGAAGAAATATTTTAAATCAATATTGCTTGTTTTTGTTTTAGTATCTCTTGCAGTTTGTTTAGTTTATTTTACAGAGGTATTATTAAAATGAAAACACAAATGAAGAGAAAAGTGAATAAAGATTTTAGAAATCTTATTAATTTGAATTTTTGGATATACTTGTCTGGATCAGCATTATTTGGTATTACTTATGCTATTACAAATAAACCAGAGTATCTAATATTTGCAGGGTTACTTCTTATTTATTCAGAACTAAAGAATATGAGGTTAGATTATCTAGAATGAAATCGGCACAAGTTAAGGCTAAAATGAACTATGAGGAGATAAAAAAATGAATAATGGAGTTAGAACATTTTTATTAATTTTATTATTTTCATTATTATTGTCTTTAGCAATAATATTATTAGCATTTTTGCAAATTTTAAATGAAAAGATTACTTATGGAGAAAGTGCTATAGGTTTTTGTAATAAAAACGGCGGAACTTATAGTGATGGTGTATTTAAAGAAGCTGTTTGTTTTATTGATAATATAAAATATTCAATTTATTATAATTATGATGATGAAACTTGGAGATTAGCAAAATGAATTTACAAATCAAAGGAAGTAAGGATGAAATTGTAGAAAGAAGAATTAGAATGTTTGAAAAAGCATTTCTTAATAAGGGGGATAATATGCAAATGTTTGATGATTTAATAAATGAAGGAGTAGAAATAAAATGACACAAAACAAAGGAAGTATGCAAAAATTTACATATATGAAAATTGGAAATTTTTTCTTTTTTCTTCTTTTAGCAGGGTTTACTTTTTTTAAAGTTGGAAAGGAGTTTGGAATATGGTAAAAATACAAAACAAAGGATTTACGAATCAAACATTAATATTTATAATAATGTTAATTATTGGAGCAGATATGTTTTGGTTAGGAATATATTTTTCACAATTTTTTAGTAATTTTTTTACTAAAGCACCAGTTTTAGTTTTAGGAATGGTTGGTGTAGCAATAACATTTGGAGTTGGAATAAATATTATTAATGAATTAACATCAAAAGCGAACAAAAATAAAAAAATCAACAAGGAGAAATAAATGAAAACGACCCATTTTCAGCCAATTACGAACAAACCAAATCCATGGAAAAGAATGACAATCATATTAGGAATAATATTAATGATTCAATTAGTTTATGATTTACAAACAGATAAAACAAATGATATGGTTGAAGAACAAATCAATTTAGTAGATCAATTAATTGAAAATCAGATTGTATTTGTTTATAGTTCAGGTTGTTCTGCTTGTCATAAGCAAATAGAAATATTTGGAGAAGATTGGGATAGATATTTTCAAACTGGTTTAACAATAGATTGTGGTTCTCAATCAAGTGTATATTGTCAAAACATAACAGCAACACCCTCGTGGAGATTATTAGATGGAACTATAATTGGAGTTGGTGTTATACAATGAGTGAACAGAAAAAAGAAAAAAGACCAAGTAAGAGAAATTCAGAAAAGGAGAACAAGAAACATCCATACAAAAATAGGAGAGATAAATGAATTGGGTAGGAATAATTATGGGTGGAATGGTTTTAATAGGAATACTTTTTATAATCTGGATTAAAGTAGAATCAGATAGAATGTTGAAAGGAGGTAAGAAAAAATAATGTTTGGAAGAAAGAAAGCAGTACCTGCACAAGCACCTGTTGAAGAAATAGAAATACAAAAACCAAAGGTTGAAGAACCAAAAGTTCAAGAGCCAGTTGCAGAAGAAAGTGAAGATGAAGAATTAACAGAAGAGAAAGTTAAAGGTTATTTACAAATACTATTCAACGAGGTAGCTAAAATAAAACACCATCTAAGAATTGATTTTTAAAAATGGAATATCAAGAACCTACTTATGAGGAGTATAAAAAAGCAACTCAATATGGTAGGTTTAAATATAAGTTCAGCTTATATATATTAATTCTTTGTTGGATTTGTTTAATTTTTTTATGTTATTTTATTTATTCTTATGGTGAGGAGTTGAGATCTAACCCTATGATATATGCAATGAGGAAAGGAAACCTAGATTGCATGTGTACTTGTACTAATAATATAGGAGAGATGATTTTTTTGGATATAAATTCTAGTTCTTTGGTAATTAATGGTGGAAAAAAGGTGGATATTGATTGGAATTCTATTAATATAAGTGGTTAGTTATCCTGTTAACCGAATAACTATTGGTTTAGTTATCCTCTTCACCGAATAAATCCTTTTGAACAAGAATATTAGTATAGTGTTTGCTATTTTAGTTTTAGGTAATTTTTTCTAGGTATTTTCCCTTTTATGTTCTTTAATCCAATTATAAAGGGTCATTTCTGTAACTAAAAACCCTTCAGTCCATTGTTTCATTGTAACAAATGGCATTTTCTCGTGTAATTCTAAGAACAATTCCTTCTTATATTTCTTTTTATCTGCTTCTTCTAGCTGTACTATGTGGTCATCACGAGTATCATCAAATTTCCTTTTCTTATACTTATTAATCTCTTTCTTTAATTGTTCTGGCATATTAGCTGTTAAGAAGTGATAAGATTGACTAAAAACTCCGCTAAAGTCAGAAGAAACTACATCATAATCCCATTCTCTTTTTCCTTTTAAATATAATTTCTTCTTAGAACTTGGTCCATAGAAATCAAAGTAACCTCTCTCAAATTCTCCACCAAATTTAACATTAATTAAACAATGACTTCTTGCTAGTGCATAGAACTTAGGTAATTCAAAGAAGCTAGGAAGTATTAATATTAATATTTGGTTTAGCTGTCTACATTTTCTAAAATATCTTTTTAATCTAACTGCTAACTCTTTCATTCCATGTGTAGTTAAGTCATCTCCTTCATCAAGTTGTTGTATTTTGTATGCAGGTTTTTCTATTGAATTAATTGTTAATTCTTTTGAATTAAAATAAACATCTGAAGAATTAAATTCATTTTCTGTATTATGTAATTCATTTATTCTGTAAGTTAGATAAGAACCTATCTGTGTAGCAAGTGTTGACTTCCCATTTCCAACAGAATCATTACCCGTTATTATAATTAGAAAGTGCATATCATTTTTAATCTTTTTAGCATAAACATCTAAGTTTTTTGCTAATGTTCCATCTATATAAGCACCAGGCGTTCTTTGATCTGGTAAACTTCCCATAGGAAAAAACTCTTCTGCATATTTCATTTTAATGTATTACTGCTTTATTTGGATCTCTAGCTTCTGGTGAAGATATTTTATGTTTAACCATAAGTTGTTTTAATTTTAATTCATATTTAAATAATTCCTCTTCTAAATTATTCCATATTTCATAGTTAATTAGTTCTCTTTTCTTTCCAGAACTTGTTGCTGGTACTATTTTAATAACAGCTCCTATTCCTTTCTTAATTTCTAATCTTTTACTATTAACTTCTTCTAATTCTGTATCGTTAAGTTTAGCACCAAATTCTAAGAATAAAGAATTTAATAAACTGAACCAAGTTTCAAAACCATATTTTTTAGTTTGTTGATCTTTCATTAAACTAAAATTTTTACATATATTTATTCTACTTTGTATCTCATGTATCCTTTCCATTTGGAATATTCCTTCATTAAATTTAAAAGAACCAGTTGGTTGTTCCATTATCCTCTCCTTCCAAACATTCCAGAAATAAATCCAGGTTTCCTCTCTTGTTGTTCACCAAAATTTAAAGAATCATTCATATTTAAACTCTTAAATATTCTTTTGCTCTCTGAACCTTGTAAACTTCTTGAAAGAACTAATAATGCTGCACGATAAATCATTTCAGTTACATCATCCATTCTAGAAGTATCTGGATTACCTTTATTTTCAAATTCACCAATATCATAATACTTTCCTGGAGAAACAAAACCAAACTTTTCTAAATTACATCTAAAAGATTTAGTTACTGTTTTAATTACACCTTCCATTAAATATCCAAGTTGTGTTTCAGAAATAATTCCCATAGTTGAAGCATTATTCATAAGAGAATTAAGATAAGAAACAATCCACCCACGACAACTTTTATTTACTAACTCTTCTCCAACTTGTTCCCATAATCCTTTTTCTTTATTAAAGAACTCTCCTTTTAATGAATGGTTTAAATTGTCTAGAATATGTGCTGGATCAATTTGCCCAACAATATTTGTTATATCTTCTTCAGAAGTATAATTAGCTACGGGAAACTGACTATCCATAGGTTCTTGATTAAAATTTTGTTGCATTTTAATTAATAATAGGAGTTCCTTTTAAACCTGTTGCAACATTTTCCAAAGCAGTAGCAACATCTTTAAGTCCTTGCCAATTTATGTATACAGAAAGCATTACAATAAATATAAAGATAGTTATCTGAATCATATCTTTATATTTCTCCCAGAATCCATGAAAAGTAAATCTTTTCTTTGCATGTTCTCTGTTATCTTCCACCCAAGCTGTTGCATCTTGATTAATACATTTCATATCAATAATTGGAATCTTCCTTCCTTTTGCAGTTGTTACATATAAAAAAGAAGTTGGATCTATTGGTTCAAAATCATCAACTCCTTTTTGTACTAGGAATAGTTTTCTATTTAAACCAACTAAGAAGTGAGAACTTGGTGGAGGTAATTCTACCGACGGTGTTCCTTTTCTTTTTAATCTAAATACAGTAACATATCCTCCATCTGAAGTTTTAGTTTTAAAGTAACCTCCAACTCCATCAATCATATCTGTTATTGTATTATTACTTCTTGGAATACAAATAGTTACTGGAATATTATAGTTCTTTTGATTCTTTCTCCATAAAAGAACTGCAACAATACCTCCTAAAATTAATAAACCTATAATTATTTTAATACCAATAGAAATTGTTGAACTAATTATTGGAGTTAAGTTTCCTCCAATTCCAGTTGAATCAGTAAAAGGGTTTGCCATCTTTTTTTATAAAGTAACTAGTTGTAACTTGTTTTTAAATGTTTCTTTTATATTTGTATACAAATAACAACATTTATATACTTGTATACATTTATTATTTGCATGAAATATAAAGAAGTTTTGAAAAAAGCTAAGAAAAACTTTACTCCAAAACCTATTGTTACGGCATTTGGAAGTCCCACTGCCGTCAGAGAAATGTATGGTAAGAAGAGAGTAAAGAAGAAAAAAAAGAGAAAAGGAGGTAGAAAATAAATGGTTACAAATAAACAATTTTATGAAAATAAATATATAAAATCAAATATAAGAAAGTTTGATTCATATAAAAAGAAAGGAATCATTTTAGGTCAAGCAACTTTTAAAACAAAAGCAAAAGCGTTAAAAATGATTAGAAGTCCTGCAGCTAAAAAATATAAAGGATTGAGAGTTGTACAACTTAATAGAGTTGATGGATCTAAAGTTTATGTTGTTGGTAGAAAATATAAATAAAATTTATAAATCTAAACTATGGCAAAAATAGGTGAACAAGTTGGATCAGTTTCAGCAGGTGAAAGAAGAACTGGAAGAATTGGACAACAAATTGGTGCAAAGAAAACAAGAGCTGAGATAGTTAGAGAAGAACAACAAAGAAGAATTGCTAAAGAAGAACAGCAAAGGAAACAACAAGAACTTCAAGCATCATTATCAAAAGTTTCTAATGCAACAAACATTAATCAATATAAAAAATTATTAAATGAAGTTCCAGATTGGCAGAAACCTTATATTCAAAAAACAATTAATGAATTAGAAACTAAACAACAATCTAGTATTTCTAAAATAAAATCTGAAATTAATCAAGCTAAACAATTAGCAGAAAGATATAAACAAGAAGCAGAAAGATTTAATCGTGAAGGAAGAGATGAAAGGGCAGAATCAACAGAAACATCTTATGCTATAACTCAAAAAAGAATAGAAGGTTTATCCTCAGGATTAAATAAATTACAAAAGGGAGAATTAGTTTCTGCTAGTTCTGTTATACAATATTCACAAGCATTAAGTTCTGGAGTTGAACAAAGATTACAAGGAAAAGAAAAATTAATAAGAACTTTAGCAAAAGATGTTAGTTTAAAAGAAGCACAACAAATAGTTGCTACTGGAAAAATAACAAAAGAACAAATGAAAGATATAGCTCCAACAACTTTAACATCTATTGGATTAAAACCTTCAAAGGTTGAAACTGGTGGATATTATGTAGATCCAAAAACAGGACTAGGAATGAGTTCAATGCAAGATTTATCTAAAGAAGGTTATGTTAAAGTTGGAACTCCAGGAGAAGATTTTTCAATAGTTCAACAAAGAACTGCACAAGTAAAACCTTCTTATGTAACTCCAACTCCTTTTGGAGATTATATTGATATTACAAAATCAGGGGGATTCGAAGCTGCTACTAAAGAAATTAAAACTAAAGAATTTGAAACAGGACAAAGTATAAAACAAGATCCAATGATTGGGCAATCAGTTATTTCAGAAGCTCCTTCTGAATTTTCATTATGGAAAAGAGAAACAGCAAAAGAAGGTTATGTTTCTGGAACACTTAATTGGTTAGGTTCAGCAACTTCAAGAAAAACAACTCAACTTCAAAATTGGCAAAAAGGATATTTTGAAAGTAAAGGTTGGGATTATGAACCTTATCAAGAACAAGCTACTGCAAACCTCGCAGGTTTCACAGCAAGAACAGCTCCTTATTTTACACCAGGAGGAGCTTATCTTTTAATTGGAGAAGGAGTTGAAGGATTAATGTCTGAAGGTGGAAAAGAAAGAATAGGAAAAAGATTTGATACTATTGAAAGTTGGGATTTACCTGGTGGAAAAGTAACAAGTAGTGTTTTATCTATTAGTCCAGAGGTTGCACAAATAGGTTTAGGATTTGGTGCTATTCCAACTAGATACAAAGTTGTTGAAACTGGAGGAGTAAAACCATTTAGAACTCAAGAATTTAATATTGGTGGAAAAAATACTTTTGCAAGAGTAACTCAAACAACTTCAACAAAATATGTAAAACAAAATTGGTTTAATGATATAAAAACTGAATTTGGTTTTCAACCAAAGAAATATACATTTCAGAAAGGACAAGTTTATGTGGAGAAACCAACAGAGTTTACAAAGATTGGAGAACCTTACCTATTGGAAACAAGTAAGGTTAGTAAAGCTCCAGATAATTTTTTATCAGAGGGAGAATTAAGAATATTTTTGAAAGATGCCAAGTTTACTCCAACTAAAAAATATACTTATGTAAAACCAGTTGCAGGAAAACAAATTATATTAGGTGAAGAAACAATTAGTGTTGGAGGAACTTATAGTTTTGAGTTAGGAAAAGCACAACCTAAGAAATACACAATTGATTTAGACCGGATATTTAGAACACAAAAGTTTGATCTATCAGTTTCAAAAGTTAAGGGATTGCCTCAAATAATTCCTGAAAGACAAGTTTTATTAGGAGATTCATTTTCTCAAACAATTAATTTAAGAACTGGAAGAGGGTTGGGAAAAATTGGTAAAGAGAAAACTACTATCTTAAAAATTCTACCAGAAGAACAAAGTTTTACTTCTTTTAAAGGAAGAGGAACACCAAGTTCTCAAGCATACTTCCAAAAATTGTATCAGCCACAAATACAATTACCAAAACCAACAATAAAACCAACAAAAACTTCACAAACTATAATTAAAACTCCAACTTCAAGTAAACCTTCAACTTTTGTAGCAGTTACAACAGGACAATTTACTACTCCTCCAATCTCCCAACAAACAAGTGGGATGTTTCCAATTTTAGATACAAGAGTAGATTCTTCCCTTCAAGTTAAAAGTTATTCTGATATTCAATTAAAATCATTAGTTGAACAAAACATTAAATTAGATTCTGCAATAAAAATTAAATCAGATTCAATGTTAAACTTAAAAATTAAACAAAAACAACAACAAAAATCTCCACAAGTCCAAAGATTAAAAACAAAACAAATATTAGAACCAATGATTAGACCAATGAGATTTACTCCTACAAGAAAAGCTCCACCAAGAAGAACTCCTAAAAAGAAACCTCCTTTTGGACTAATGGGTTTTGACTTTCCTTCATTTTCATTACCAACTAGAAAATTAACTACCTCTAAACCAAAAAAGAAACCTATAAAAAGACAAGCATCCTTAGTAGCATTGGGAGAAAACATCTTTGCAAAAGAAAAAGGTAAAGGTGAGTTCAGTGGTTTAACAATTCGTCCTATCATTATCGATGGAAAAAAGAAAAAGAAGAGGAGGACTAGCGAATGGATTTAGATAATATTGTACCAACTGTTATTACTTTGGTAGTTATTGGTTTTGCAATAGCAATTAGTATTTTAGTTGCTGTTGGAGTTCAAGATGGAACACTACAAATATCTTCTGAAAATACTACTGAATCATTTGTTATGTTAGCTAATGGATCAACTCAACAACTAACAACTGTTGAAGAAGGAGTAACTTCCTCCTCAGCAACAGCCCACAACAACTCATGGCTTGAATTTGATGGGGTTAATGATGTTGTTAAAATTAGTGATTCTATAAATGCAAATTTATCTAATGGTTATACAATTTCTTTATGGATAAATGCTAAAAGTAGTAATATTACTGGGGGAGATGGAATTTATTTACATTTTTTAAATAAAACAGGTTCAAGACCAGATTATTTAATTGGTATTAGAGATGTTTCAGGGGTTGCACAAATTAAATTTAGAAGTATAATAAATGGATCTGGATGTGATGATACTGCAACATCAAAAGGATTTGCAAAAAATAATAGAGAATGGATTTATGTAACTGGGGTTTTTAATGGAACTACAAATAAATTATATATTAATAGTTTATTAAACGATACAGATAATTTACCAGATTATTGTACTCAATTAATAAGTGAAACAATTTCTGATAATTTAAATATAGGAATTGGTGGAAGATACACAGAAGCATCTTATGTTGAAGGAAGTATTGAAGAAGTAAGAATATATAATAAATCACTTACAGATTCAGAAATCTCAGAAATCTACAACTCAGGAAGAATAGCAAATAGTTCTCTCCCTTCAACAGGCTTAGTTGCTTGGTATTCTTTCAATGAAGCAACTGGAAATGTTGTCTACGACAAGTCGGGGAATAATAATCATGGCTCTTAAAAACTACATATTATTAGGATTAGTATTCTTACTAGCAATAGCTCCAATAATGGCAAAAGATTTATCTTTAAATGAAATACAAGATATAAAAGACAAACCAGATTTAATTACATTAGATGCTAAACAAGTTGAAATAACAGATAAACTTGATGCAAGTTATATTATTAAAGAAGATGGAGTTTACTTTAAAGATTTAAAACAAACAGACCCAATAGTTTATATTGATAAGTATGAATTGGATAAGAATAAAAAAAGAATTTATCATGTAGATAGTAAAAGAGATTTTATTGAAAATGAATCAGTTAGTTTAACCTTCTGGTATTCTACTCAACCAGATTACATTGCTCATTACACTCACTCAGGAAAGTTTGATAGATATTACTTTCCTACTCAATGGAGTTGGACTCCAGATTGCCCAACAGAAGACACTTGTAATGGTGGTTGGGTAACTTTTGAAGTAT